TAGCGGGATACTGATATGACTGAACTATATGAACAAGACCCATTGATGATCCAAGAGTCTCTAGAGGATTGGGTAATTACTAAATGTGAAGATTGGAGGGATAACTACGAAAGCAATTATGAACAGAGATTTGAAGAATATTATAGATTATGGCGTGGTCAATGGGATCCTTCTGACAGTCAGCGTGGGTCTGAGCGTTCCCGTATTATTTCTCCTGCACTACAACAGGCAGTTGAGTCTAATGTTGCTGAGTTAGAAGAAGCTACATTTGGTCGTGGTAAGTGGTTTGATGTTAGTGATAACATGGGTGACACTGAGCCACAAGACGTACAGTTTCTGCGTAACAAGCTTACGGAAGACTTTGAAAACTGTATGGTACGTAAGGCTGTTGCAGAGTGCTTGATTAACTCAGCAGTCTTTGGTACAGGCATTGGTGAAATCATTATTGAAGAGATGAAGGACATGGCTCCTGCTACTCAGCCTATAATGGGAGGTGAGTTACAAGCAGTTGGCGTAAACATTACTGAACGTGTGGCTGTAAAGCTTAAACCTGTACTGCCTCAGAACTTCCTAATAGACCCTGTAGCAACATCTATTGAAGACGCTATGGGTGTGGCTGTTGATGAGTTTGTAAGCAGCCACCAAGTAGAACTGCTTCAAGAACAAGGAGTTTATCGTGACGTATATGTTGGTAACGCCGCTCCTGACACAGATCTAGAGCCTGACCAAGACCTTACTATTTATAATGACGACAAGGTTAGACTGACTAAATACTATGGTTTAGTGCCACGAGAGCTTCTAGATGCGTCTATGAGCGACGATGAGGAAGAACTGGTAAAAGAGGAAGGGTCTGAATCAAAGTACGTAGAAGCCATTGTAGTGATCGCTAACGGCGGTATACTATTGAAGGCAGAAGCTAATCCGTACATGATGCAAGACCGACCTGTAGTAGCATTTCCTTGGGACGTAGTACCCGGACGCTTCTGGGGACGTGGTGTATGTGAAAAAGGCTATAACAGTCAAAAGGCACTTGACACTGAGTTACGTGCCCGTATTGACGCACTAAGTCTGACTATCCACCCAATGATGGCAATTGACGCGACAAGATTACCAAGGGGTTCTAAACCTGAAGTACGTCCCGGCAAGATGATCCTAACTAACGGAGACCCTCGTGAAGTACTTCAGCCTTTCAACTTTGGGCAGGTTAATCAGATTACTTTTGCTCAGGCAGGAGCCTTGCAGCAAATGGTACAGCAAGCAACAGGTGCCGTTGACTCAGCAGGAATTGCAGGTCAGGTTAACGGCGAGTCTACTGCCGCTGGTATTAGTATGTCTCTTGGCGCTGTTATTAAACGTCATAAACGCACACTAATTAACTTCCAACAATCTTTCTTGATTCCTTTTGTTAAGAAAGCAGCTTATAGGTACATGCAATTTGACCCCGAAAATTACCCTGTTGCTGATTATAAATTTAACGCTAGTAGTACTTTGGGTATTATTGCAAGAGAGTACGAAGTTACTCAGTTAGTACAGCTGTTACAGACGATGGGTAAAGATTCACCGCTGTATAACACATTGATTCAATCTGTTATTGACAATATGAATTTGTCTAACCGTGAAGAATTACTTACGGCTCTTGCTCAAGCTTCACAGCCTAACCCACAAGCACAACAGATGCAACAACAAGCACAGCAGTTGCAGATGCAGTTCCAGCAATCACAGACTCAAGCACTGTCTGCTCAGGCTCAAGAGTCACAAGCACGGGCTGCTAAGTTGGCTGCGGAGGCTGCTGTTGTGCCTCAAGAACTAGAAATTGATAAGATCAATGCTATTACTCGAAACCTTAAAGAAGGTGACGCTGAAGATAAAGAGTTTGAACGCCGTATGAAAGTGGCCGATACTCTCCTTAAAGAAAAGCAAATAGAAGGTAAAAAGAATGTTAATAACGCAACAAGAAATGCAGTCTCTGCTAGACCAAGTCAACGACCACTTCAAAGGGACGTTCCAGCGCCTCAAAGTCCTAGAGGACCAACTGAACCAACTGGAAACCAAGGTGGAGGAATTATCTAATGCCAAAGAAAGCAGACCCAAGACTAGCACGAGCAGGAGTAAGCGGGTACAACAAGCCAAAGCGGACGCCTAACCATCCTAAAAAGTCTCACGTAGTTGTTGCTAAGGAAGGCGACAAAGTTAAGACAATTAGATACGGACAACAAGGCGTTAGTGGTGCAGGTAAGAACCCTACTACTGATAAAGAAAAGGCAAGACGTAAATCGTTCAAAGCAAGACACGCCAAGAACATCGCCAAAGGCAAAATGTCAGCGGCTTTTTGGGCTAATAAATCTAAATGGTAAGGAGAATACTATGCCAATGGTAAATGGAAAAAAGTACGCATACACCGAAGCAGGTAAAAAGAAAGCTAAAACAGCCGCTAAAAAAACAGGCAAGAAGGTCAGTTATGGCAAAAGCAAAAAGTAGTCCTAAACCTAAAAATAAGGCTTTATACTCACGAGTTAAGGCAGAGGCTAAACGCAAGTATAAGGTTTGGCCTAGTGCTTATGCTTCTGGTTGGTTGACTAAAGAGTACAAAAAACGCGGTGGTACTTATGAGTAAGGCCAAGGGTGGGTTAACTAAGTGGTTTAAAGAAGATTGGGTAGACGTTAAGACAGGTAAAGAATGTGGGCGTAAGTCTGCTAGTAAAAGTAAACGTCCTTACCCTTCTTGTAGACCCAAAGCTGTAGCATCTAAGATGACAGCAGCAGAAAAGAAGTCTTCTGCAAAACGCAAGACAGGACCAAAGGCTATTAAACACGCAGTCACAGCTTCTGGTAAACGCAGGAAAACCACTAGAAAAGCTTGACATTCCTTAAAAAGTATGATATAATTAAACTATAGTTAACAACTTTAGAGAAACTAATGACAACTGAGCTTGAAACTTATTTTAACAACTACAACGAACTCTTCAATCACGAAGGTTTCAAACAACTCATCCAAGAGCTTTCTGCTAACGCACAACAACTGGCTGATATACAAAGTGTAAAAGACGTAGAAGATTTACATTATCGTAAAGGCCAAGTAGCTGCTTTTGCTACTATAATTAATTTACAGGGTACTATAGAAGCTGCCAGAGATCAAGCTGAGGCCGAAGAAGAAGGCCCTGTAGATGTATAAAATATACGACTTCCGTTGCACTAACGGTCACGTCTTTGAAGAATTTGTAACGTCAGGTACTACAACCAGTAGGTGCGGTTGTGGTGCTAACGCTACAAGAATGGTATCTGCCCCGTCTTTCCACCTTAACGGCTCCGATGGTTCATTCCCCGGAGCACATATTAAATGGACTAGGGAACACGAAAAAGCAGGTAGTAAATGATAACTCCATAATGATTATAATCACGGAGCTTAATAATGTCAAGAGCAACATTAGTTGACCCACAACCAGAAATGGAAAATGTGGATAATATAAACGAAGAAGTAAATGAGACTCAGTTTGAAGAAGAAGTAACTGAACAACCTCAAGAGCAGTCTACCATTCCAGAGAAGTACCAAGGTAAGTCGATGGAAGAAATTGTACAGATGCACCAAGAAGCTGAAAAGCTTTTAGGTCGTCAGTCCGGTGAGGTAGGAGAACTTCGTAAAGTCGTAGATGACTACATTAGTCAAAGTATTACGACACAAGCACCTCAACAAACCGTTGAGCCTGAAGAGGATATAGATTACTTCACTGATCCACAAGGTGCTGTTAATCGTGCAATTGAGAATCATCCTAAGATTAGAGAAGCAGAAGAGTATACAGTACAGTATAAGCAACAAGCTGCGTTGGCTACTCTTAATACAAAACATCCAGATATGCAAGAGATTCTTGGTGATGCCAAGTTTGCAGAATGGATTAAAGCTTCAAAGATTAGGACTCAATTGTTTGTAGCTGCTGACCAACAGTATGATGCTGACGCAGCTGATGAACTTTTTACACTCTGGAAAGAGCGTAGGGCAGTTACTCAGCAAACCGCCGTTGTTGAAAAACAGGCACGTAAGCAACAACTTAAGTCTGCAAACACAGGTAATGCACGAGGCAGTAACGAAACGACTAGGAAGAAGATATATCGTCGGGCCGATATTATTAAACTTATGAGAACTGACCCCGACCGTTATACAGCATTAGCCGATGAGATCATGGCAGCGTATGCGGAGGGTCGTGTAAAATAATCTAGGAGATTATCATGGCTGAATTAGTCCCAACTACCGGTAACACAGTTACTAAAGCAAACGCTGCTGTTTTTATTCCAGAAATCTGGAGTGATGAAATCATTGCCGCGTACCAAAAGAACCTGAAGATGGCTCCTCTTGTCAAGAAGCTTCCTATGTCAGGCAAAAAAGGCGACCGTATTCACGTACCTAAGCCTACTCGTGGAGCAGCTTCTGAAAAGGGTGCAGCAACTACTGTAACTATTCAGCAGACTTCTAACACTGAGTTGTTGATTGACGTTAACCGTCACTTTGAGTACTCACGTCTGATTGAAGACATTGTAGAAGTACAGGCGCTTAACAGCCTCCGTCAGTTCTACACAGAAGACGCTGGTTATGCCCTTGCACTTAAGGTCGACACTGACCTTATGAACGCTGCTACTGGTTTTGGTAACGGTACTCTTGACCTTGCTGCTCCTTCTGGTGCTGACTGGGTTAACAGCAACAGCTACTACTTTGACGCTGCTTCTGCTGGTGGTACTCCACTGACAGCCTTTGCTGCTTCAACTGTCGCTGCTGGTGATGTTTTCACTGATGCTGGCTTCCGTCAAGCTATTCAGTTGCTCGACGATGCTGATGTACCAATGGACGGACGTTGCATTATCGTTCCCCCTGTAGTACGCAACACCATCATGGGTACTGAGCGGTTCTCGTCTTCTGACTTTGTGTCAGGACAGACTGTTAACACTGGCCTTATTGGTAACTTGTATGGCGTAGATGTTTACGTTTCATCTAACTGCCCAACACTTGAGTCCAATGTACGTGGTTGCATTATGATGCAGAAAGAAGCTATCGTTCACGCAGAGCAGATGTCTGTACGTTCACAGACTCAGTACAAGCAAGAGTATCTCTCAACGTTGTACACTGCTGACACTCTGTATGGTGTTCAGGTATACCGTCCAGAAGCAGGACTGATCTTGGCTGTCCACGACGCCTAAAACCTCAGGGGGGTCTTCATGGCCCCCTTTCTTTATTTTTCTGCTATAGGAAATTTAAATGTCAAACTATACTAAAACAACAGACTTCGCTTCTAAGGATACGTTAAATCCTGGAGATCCTAATAAAATTGTTAGAGGCACTGAGTTTGACACAGAATTTAACAATATTGCCACAGCAAGCGCTACGAAAGCGGACAAAGACAATCCTAGTTTTGAAGGGAATGTTTCTGTTAACGGCAATATTACTGTCCCAGTTAACGCAACAATAGATGGTCGGGACGTGTCTGTTGACGGTACTAAGCTTGACGGCATTGAAGCCGGCGCTGACGTAACGGACACAGCTAACGTAACAGCCGCTGGTGCTGTAATGGACAGTGAGCTAACCAACATCACAGCAGTTAAGACGCTAAACCAAGTGGTTAACACAACGTCAGACGTTAACTTTAACACTGTAGACGGTCGTGATGTTTCTGTTGACGGTGCTAAGTTAGACACAGTAGAAGCCTCAGCAGACGTAACCGACACTGCTAACGTTACAGCTGCTGGCGCATTGATGGACTCTGAGCTAACTAACATCACAGCAGTTAAGACGCTGAACCAAGGCGTTGCTACTACTGATAGCCCTACCTTTGCTGGTGCAACTCTAGGCGCTGTAACTTATGCAGCGACAGACGGCACAGACGGACAGGTATTGATGACCAACGGCTCTGGCGTTGCCGCGTTTGAGGACATGCCTAGCTCTACTTACCTTGACGTTACTGACTTTGGCGCTACAGGTGACGGCTCAGATCAAACCACGTTTATCCAGAACGCAATCAACCATGCGTCTACTCGTGGAATCCAAACTATTTTCTTCCCAGAGGGTCACTACAAGTATACCACTCTGCGTTTCTATCACGACCAAACTGACAACACTGCGTTCCAAGGCACTAACTTATTTATAGGCGACAGCACAAACGGTACAAACGGTACAGCCACGTTTAATTTTGGTTGGTACATTGCAGACGCTTCTGACCTAACAGTAACAGTCGAAGGCGTAGAGCAAACAATCGTCACGGACTACACAGTATCAGGCGTTGGCTCTGACACGGGCGGCACTGTTACGTTTACCGCAGGAAACGTTCCTTTAGTACCAACAACTAGCTATGTTACAACCCTTAGCGGCAGTGTCGTTGACGGAGTAGCAACTAGAGAATTTTACTACCCCGAAGGTGTTCCTGTACCAAACGGGTCTAATGTTTCAGTAACAGTTGGTGGTTCTGCTACAACAGCCTATGCCTTAGATATTGGTAAAAGACTAGTAGTATTTAATGTAGGTAGCGAGCCGCCGGTTGGAACTAACAACGTTGTCATCACCATTCAAAAGACAATTAACATTGCGTCTAACGGTCGTGACGGAAAATTCCAACTTCGCGGTACTGGGCGTTTAGCTATTTCGGATCTAGTAGGTCTTGATAAGAACCGTACTCGCCTTTATGGTTCTGTCCTTGAATCTACTGGTGACGGTATTATTATCGACACCGATCAAGAATTTGGCACTCCAGTTGATGCCCGTAATTTTGTAGCAAAAGACTTAACATTTCTTGCAGACAACACCGGACAGATAATTAAAGCAGAAAAGAATCCGGGGATGTCGTTTGACACCTGTTCTTTTAAGCAGTTTAACATTGCTGGTTCTGCTTTAGAAGTTCGTAACTGTTGGTTCTTTACAATGAATCAGTGTTATGTCGTGGGTCAGCGATACACTAACTCTAAGCAAGGAATAGATAGCGACGGCAATGTTGTTACAAGTTACCCTTATACATTTGATAATCCGTCTGCAACAAGCGATATTCTTGTTCAGCTTAACGGCGGTGCGTTAACAGAAACTACCGACTACACCGTAACAATGGGGACTACAAAAACAGTTACCCTAACCCAAGCAGGAATCAACAAAATAAACACCGCTGTTGCTTTGTCTGGTGCCAAAACAGTAGACGTGCAAAGAATTAATACCGGCGACGGCATTTCGTCTCAGTTTGTTGGACGCACGTTCGGTAACTTTGCTGGCCTATGGACTATTACACAGTCTTTGATTGACTCTTTTGGAAACGGTGTTCACTGGACAGGCGGTACTGTTACAAACCTTTCTATTCGTGACTCAGCAATTCAAAACTGTGGTAACTATAACATATACGCCGATGCTGGTATTATCCAACAAATGTTGCTTGATAACGTTTACATGGAAAACCAAAAGACACAAGGCGTTAGCTTTATAAAAGGCGATGGTGTCGGCACTGCGTCTGCGTCTATTCGAAGCCTGAAAATGACTAACTGTTTCTTCCTTGGTGGCGGTACTAATCCAAGGATTACAGGCCCGTGTATTGATCTTAATAGTGTTGAAGATATTAGTATTGAAGGGATGTATGTCTTTAGACCCAGACAAACATTCCTTAATGTTGCTGACACTAAGAACAGTCAAAATATTTCCGGTGAAATTAAGAACAGTGTTTTTACCTCAGACTTTGAACAAACTAAATTTTTAAACTTAGAGCCAACCATATATCTTCTAACGGGTATTTTACCGAACGTACATAACTGCGTATGGCCCGGTTTTGAAAGTGGCTTCTACAACACAACTA